TAATGCAAATCCGACTTTACAAAGTCAGTATACTCAACAACAGTATTTAGATTTATTTGATTTTGGTTTACCAACGGTAGCACCTACACCTACTCCAACGCCCACACCTACACCAGGAGTACCAGGTATTATTAATCAAAACATAAATCAATATCAAGGTGGTGGTGGGGATGGAATTACTATGGCAGGTGGAATTGGAGATTTTGGTAATCTAGATCCTAGCACTAAAAAAACTATGCAAGTAGAAGTATCCGATGGCAAAGGTGGTGTAATGATAAAAGAAGTAGATACATATTTAGATAAAGGTGGAATGAGAAAAACTTTTGATAATAAAAATCCAGTCAATCTTGGAGCAGATATTAAACCTATGGCGATATCTTTATTTGAATCAATGTTTGGTAAAAAGACAGATAGTGAATTTTTACCAGAGGGAAAAATACTAGGACCTCTTAATAATCCTAACTATACAGACCTGTCATTTTTTGGAAAAATAAAAGCAGATGCTTCAAGACAAAAAGAATTAAGACAACTTCAAAAAGAATTAGAGTTACAAGAAAAATTAAAAAAAGAAATTGCTGCACAAGAAGCAGCTAGAGCCGCACAATATGGAGCAACTAATTATGGAATAGGTAGCGATGGTCAGCAATCTTTTGATTCAGGACAAGGATTTGGTATTAATGCAACAACCGGCGGTCCTGTAAGTAATAGAACAGGTAGAGGAAGAACTGATTACAACGACGGCGGAAGAGTATATCTTTACAACAGGCTAAAATAATGCCAGGTGAATTTGAAAGTATTCTAACTAAACTTCAAGGTAAGTTGGGTAAACAAACAATCAGACGTGCAAGCACGATCAACCGACCGCGACCCAAGAGAGAAGTACAACAAATCGATATCTTCAATAAGTTTAACCGACGTAATCCAAAAGCGGACGGCGGATCGGCAGACGATTACGAACCATCAGCGTTCAGTAAAAAAGTAAACGAACTTATGGATGACGGCTATGACTTTGGTGAAGCGGTGCGTGAAGCGATGAGACAGGGTTATAAAGATGCTGGTCTTGTAACTAAACAAAAAAGAATAAAAGCTGCTGAAACTTTAGAAAAATTAATTAAAGAAGATAAACTTATTTCTTTTAAAAATATATCAGAAAAAATAAATGTACCAACAACTACAGTTAAAAGAGTCTATGATGAAAAATTTAAAGGAAAAGGGGTAGTTAAAAGAAGTAGAGATGCTAAAAAAGTTATTCAAGAAATAATTGATACTGGAGTAACTGATCTTAATAAAATAAAAAAAATAGCAAAAGAAACATATAAAATTAATATAGAAGATAGAAATATAAAAAAATTAATTAACATTTCAACAGATTTATCTGTAGATGAATATGAAAATATATTTAGAAAAATGGCAACTGATAGGACTTATGAACCTCCTATTGATATTAGTGCTAAAGGAAAAGGACTAACTAGTAATTACAGAAAAGCAAAAGCAAATGTAAAAAAAGAAATTCCTCAACTTCAAAAATTAATAAATCAAAATTCTAGAAAAAGAAAAACAATAAAAAGAAATGCAAAAAGAAAAGCAAATCCTGATTTACAAACTAAATATTTAGCTGAAGCACAAACTAGAAGAGATACTAAAAGATTTAGAGAAAAAGGAAAAATAAAATTAAACCCTAGAGAAATTGGTTTAAATACACAACAAAGATTTATAATAAAACAAGCTAATGATTTGATTAATCAAAACCCAGAAGAACTTTTAAAAGATAAAAAACTTTTAGATAAAATTTCATTTAGAGTAGATAATGAAGGTAATATATATAAATCTAAACCAGATTTAAAAGCTGTTTTAGATCCTAAAAACGATGCAAGATTTTTTCACTTATCACATGCTAGAAGAGCAGAATTAGGAACTGAACTTACAGACTCTCCTATTAATAGATTTGCAAGCACATTTAATCAAAATAATGAATTTATAAAAGATGCTGAAAGATTTATAGAAAATAATCCTAAAGATCCTAAAGTTAATAATATAATAAAAAAAGCAAAAGAATTAAAACTAACTTTAAGACCAGATGTTCCACCAGGAACTTTTAAAACTAAATATTTAGGATATACCGAAGATTTAGATAAACCCGTTGGCAAAATTAAAACTGTTATAAATCAATATATGCCAAAAGGTTTAAAATCTAAATTAAGTAAAATAAGTAAAGTTGCTAAAATTGTTGGAAGACCAGTTTTAAGAGCAGCAGCTCCAATTATACCTTTTGCTGGTCCAGCTATTATGGCAATGGGTGCAGCTGATGTTGCAAAAGCTGCAGAACAAGGAGCGTATGGTTTAGATGAATCTCCGGTTGCTTATTATCTTGGGCCTGAAGCAGCGGTAGGTTTAAAAAATTTAAAACAAAAAGCAGCATTATCAGAAAATACTCCTTATCAAGAAATAGAGGATTACTTGCCAGATGAAGATTTATCAGGTATATTAAGCCTTAAAGGTGTGCAATAATTAACCGGAAAGAGATATGGCAGAAATAGACAAACCATTACCAAACGTAGATATTACAGAAAAAGATGAAGCTTTTGTAGAACAAGAAGTTACAGTTCCAAATGAAGAAAGCGTAAACAACGAAGACGTTGAAGTAACAATGGACGAAGAAGGTGGAGCAGAAATATCTTTTGATCCAGCTGCGGACCAGTTACAATCTACAGATCATTTTCAAAACCTAGCAGAGATCATGGATGACCAAGAGTTAGATGAACTAGGTACAACTCTATTTGACAAATACACAGACTACAAAGAATCTCGTGGAGACTGGGAACAGTCTTACAGAGAAGGTTTAGATCTTTTAGGATTTAAATACGAAAGACGAACAGAACCTTTCAGAGGTGCATCAGGTGTTAACCACCCTGTACTTGCTGAAGCGGTTACACAATTTCAAGCGCAAGCTTACAAAGAATTATTACCAGCTGATGGTCCAGTGCGTGCACAAATTTTAGGTGACATCACAAATGAAAAACAAGACCAAGCTCACAGAGTAAAAGATTTTATGAACTATCAAATTATGGATCAGATGCAAGAATATGAACCAGAGTTTGATCAAATGCTTTTTTACCTCCCTCTATCCGGATCTACCTTTAAGAAAGTCTACTATGATGATCTTTTAGGTAGAGCCGTTTCTAAATTTGTACCGGCGGATGATTTGATTGTACCATATTCTGCAAACTCACTAGAAGACGCAGAAGCAATTGTACATGTAATTAAGATGTCAGAAAACGAATTAAGAAAACAACAAGTGTCAGGTTTTTATAGAGACATAGAGTTAGGACAACCTCCTATTACTTCAAATGAGTTAGAAGAAAAAGAAAGACAATTAGAAGGTGTAACTAAAGGTAGTCAAGAAGATCAATTTACAATTTTAGAAATGCATGTCAATTTAGATCTAGAAGGTTTTGAAGACATGGGTGCAGATGGTGAGCCAACAGGAATTAAACTTCCATACATTGTAACGATTGCAGAATCTAATAATAAAATTTTATCTATTAGAAGAAACTTTACACAAGACGATCCTACAAAAGAAAAAATAAAATACTTTGTCCAATATAAATTTTTACCAGGTACAGGTTTTTATGGTTTTGGTTTGATACACATGATTGGTGGTTTAACTAGAACTGCAACAGCAGCGTTAAGACAATTGTTAGATGCAGGAACTTTAGCAAACTTACCAGCAGGTTTTAAAACTAGAGGTATAAGAATTAGAGATGATGCACAACCATTACAACCTGGTGAGTTTAGAGATGTAGATGCACCTGGTGGTAATATCAAAGATCAGTTTATGCAATTACCATTTAAGGGACCAGACCAAACTCTTTTACAATTAATGGGAGTTGTAGTTAATGCAGGTCAAAGATTTGCAAGTATTGCAGACTCACAAGTGGGTGATATGAATCAACAAGCTGCAGTTGGTACAACTGTTGCTCTTCTTGAGCGTGGTTCAAGAGTAATGTCAGCGATTCACAAAAGACTATACGTTGGTCTTAAACAAGAATTCAAATTACTAGCAGAAGTATTTAAAAGTTATTTACCAACAGAGTATCCTTATGATGTTCCTGGTGCTGCTAGAACTGTTAAACAAACAGATTTCGATGAAAGAATAGATATTTTACCAGTTGCAGATCCAAATATCTTTTCTCAAACACAAAGAATTTCGATGGCGCAATCGCAACTCCAATTGGCGCAATCGAATCCTCAAGTACACGATTTGTATCAAGCATATAGATCGATGTATGAAGCTTTAGGGGTAAAAAATATAAATGCGATCTTGCCCCCTCCTGTCCAGCCGCAACCAATTGATCCAAGTTTGGAAGAAATTGCTGCAATGGCCGGAAAACCTTTTCAGGCTTTCCCAGGACAGGACCACAAAGCTCATATAGATTCACATTTAAGTTTTATGCAATCTAATATGGTGCAAAATTCACCGGCTGTGATGGGTGCATTACAGAAAAATATATTAGAGCGAATAAGTTTAATGGCTCAAGAGCAAGTTCAACTAGAGTTTCAACAAGAATTAATGCAAGCACAACAAATGCAACAGATGTTACAAGCAAATCCAAACAATCAAGAGCTGATTAATCAAGCAAACATGCTTACAAATAAGATCAATGCAAGAAAAGCTATCTTAATCGCAGAGATGACTAAAGATTATATGATGGAAGAGCAAAAAATCTTGACTGAATATGGTGGTGATCCATTACTTAAACTAAAATCAAGAGAACTTGACATCAAAGCAAGAGCAGATGAAGCAAAAAGAGCTTATGATGAGGGTAGAATTAGTTTAGACACAATGAGAGCAATGCAAAACCAACAACAGTTTAATGAAAAGATGGAACAGAACGAAGATTTAGCAGAATTAAGAGCAGATACTTCGTTAACTAAACAAGAAATGTCTATTGCGAGTAAGAAATTCGATTTCGGTAGAAATTTTAAGAAAAATTAACTATAATACTAAAAATTAAGGAGTCAAATATGATCAAAAAAGCAAAAGATCCTAAAGCTGTACCTGAATTAGGTGTTGGCAAGGATGGATACAAAACAGGTGGCGTTACAATTCAAGCTACAGACCCTTTTGAAACTCAAACAGTAACTGTTAGAGGAACAAAAGCTATGAGAGCAGAAAAAAAACCTGTTAAAGCTAAATGGTACTAGATTATGTGGTTATCGGCAATTAAATTAGCCGTATCTGCTGGTAGTAAAATTTATGCTAACAAGCAGAAGACGAAAATGGCTATGTCAGAAGCGCAGCTTATGCACGCTACTAAAATGGCCCAGGGTGAGGAGCAGTACCAGGGAAAACTTTTAGAAGCTCGACAATCGGACTGGAAAGACGAGGCAGTTTTGATAATTTTAAGTTTGCCCGTTTTGGTGCTCGCGTGGGCAGTCATATCGGACGACCCGACAGCGATGGACAAAGTAAAATTGTTCTTCGATATGTTCTCGCAGCTCCCGTCATGGTTCACAAATCTTTGGATCTTGGTAGTGGCTTCGATATATGGTATAAAAGGAACTCAAATTTTTAGAAACGGAGGAAAAAAATGAGACAAAACGGACAAAGATCACCAGTAAGATTTCCATACGGAAGTTCTGGTATGAAAAAAGGTGGAAAAGTTAAGAAGCAAGGATACAAAGATAGAAAAGATGAATCTATTGCTATGAGAGTTAAGAAAAAAAGAACAGCTAAACAATTAAAAGATGCTAGAGATGAATCTTACGGTAAGTTTGGTTCAGCTGCTAAAAAATCTGGAAAGATTAACAGGTAGTTTATGAACTCAAGAAGAATGAACAGACTTGAAGAGCTTGGTAGAGTTGATGCTGAAAAAGCAAAAACTAAAATGGGTAAAAGAAATCTTCGACAAGAAAAATCTAGAATCGTAAGAGAACTTAAAGCTGATGGTGGTTACATAACCAAAAAGAAAAAACCAAGTTGGATTACTAAAAAAGAAACTAAACCAAGTTGGATTACTAAAAAAGAAACTAAACCACAATACATTACTAAAAAAGAAAAAACAGGTCCATATATTACTAAAAAGAAAAAATATATTACTAAAAAATCTCCTGCTGAAATTCAAGACAGAGAAAGAGTTGCTAAAGCTATGGGCGGTTCTTTAAAACCAGTTAAGCCTTCTCAAAAAGGTTTAAAAAAACTTCCAACTAAAGTTAGAAATAAAATGGGCTACATGAAAAAAGGTGGCAAAGTTGGAATGGGTAAAGCCATGAGAGGTGGAGGCTGCGTTAGATAATGCCCGGCATTTTTGGAGTAGCATTAAGAGGATTGGGTATGTTAGGAAGAGGTAAAAAAGTTTCTAAAACTATTACTTCTGTAAAACCAAATGTTCCTAAAACTAAAGTAGAAAAAGCTAAAAGTAAATTAGCTATTGCAAAACAAAAAACAAAAGCATCTGGTGCAAAATTAAAACAAACTATTTTTGAAATTGGACAAAAAAGTAAAGGAAAAGACTAATGGCTAAACTATGTCCCAAAGGTAAAGCTGCTGCAAAGAGAAAATTTAAAGTTTATCCTTCAGCGTACGCAAACATGTATGCATCAAAAGTTTGTAAAGGTAAAGTTAGATCATCTGCTAAAAATGGTGGGCTACAAACTAAAAAATCTTATACTAAAGAAGATGGTAAATACTATGATACAAAAGGCAGAGAACTAAATGTTAGTCTTAACAAAAATAAAAACAAAGGCACTTCAAGAATTAGTTTAAAAAAAAATAGATCAAGACCAACAAAATTTTCAGAGGGTGGTATGGTCATAGAGGATATGACTAGAACTATAGAAGTCTAATGGGCGATCTAAAAAAATGGGTAAATGAAAAATGGGTAGATATTGGAGCTCCAAAGAAGGATGGCAAATATCAACCTTGTGGAAGAAAATCATCAACAGGTTCAAAAAGAAAATACCCAAAGTGCGTTCCACTTGCGAAAGCCACACGGATGACAAAAGGCGAAAAGGCCTCTGCTGTCAAACGAAAACGAGCAGCTGGTAATCCAGGCGGCAAACCAACTAACGTTGCAACCTTTACAAAACGTAAAAAAATGAGTATGGGTGGAATAGTATAATGGCAACAAGAAGAGAAAATCCGATTTCAAGAAATAAAAAGAACTACAGATCTACAAAGTCTGGAGCAGGCATGACTAAAGCAGGTGTCAAGGCCTATAGAAGAGCAAACCCTGGAAGTAAACTAAAAACAGCCGTGACAGGAAAAGTGAAGCCTGGATCCAAAGCTGCTAATCGTAGGAAATCATACTGCGCTAGATCACTAGGACAATTAAAAAGGTCATCAGCAAAAACTCGTAACGATCCAAACTCACGTATCCGTCAGGCACGGAGACGGTGGAAATGTTAAGACAAGTAATAATAGAAGCACTCGAAGATAGATATAACGCACAAATTTCAGAAGCAGACGCAACTCTTAAAATTTATTTAGAGCATAGTGTTGGTATTGGAGAACATCCACAACACATTGATGAAGTAGATAAATTAATTGAAAAGATTGCTAACGCCGAAGAAAAATTAAAAACATTACAGGAGTTTAAATTATAATGGATGATTTGATAATAATAGACAAACTTAAAAGAAGAATAAACGCAACTCTACAACAAATAGGAGACAGTATGATTACTGGTGGGGTTGACAGTATGGAAAAATATAAGTATATGCTAGGACAAGCACATGCTTATCAAATAGTAATACAGGAAATCTCTAACCTGCTAAAACCGAAGGAGCAAAAAGATGAAGAAGGAAACGTTATCGACATCGGAGAACGAAATACCAAAAATTAAACTTGGTCTTCAAGATAAATACGAAGCAGAAAAAAAAGAAAAACCTCACGCAATAAGATTAGATGAAAACAATATTAAAGATGTAGCTGACCAGTTACCAGAACCGGTTGGATACAGACTTTTAGTTTTACCTTTTACACCAAAAGAAAAAACTAAAGGTGGAATTTTATTTTCTCAAGAACAATTAGACAAAGCTAGAATCGCAACTACTTGTGGTTATGTTCTAAAAATGGGAGATCTTGCATACGCGGACAAAGATAAATTTAATAAACCGTGGTGCAAAATAGGAGATTGGGTAATGTTTGCTAGATATGCTGGCGCACGTTTACCGATTGAAGGTGGAGAAGTGCGAATACTAAACGATGATGAAGTGTTAGGGACCATAGGTGATCCTGAATCAGTTCTTCATTACATTTAACAACATAGGAAGGA